TCACAGCACGCCTCCGTCGTGACCACCGTCTCTGGTGGCATAGCGCAAAACGGCATCCTGACCCGGAATATGTGGAAAGCCACGGAAGCTGGCGGTGTTGGCGAACTTCGCCCCGCAGGTCTCGATCCGCTTGTCGCAGCCCGCACGGATGCTGAAAGCGTCGCCTTCGGCGATCGCGCGCACCGGCGCTTCCAGCAGCGCCAGCACTGCGATGCCATCTGTGACATCATGGCTCAGCACCTCGGTTCGCCGCCCTGCGTTCGCGCCGGAGGTCCAGTCCAGCGTGCCGAACGTGAACCAGCCAGCGTCGAAGCCGCCTAGACCGGAGGCAGTGAACGCGCGGTCGCGCAGCAGATCGACGACGACGCCCGAGCCCTTGAAGGCCGGGTCCTCCAGATCGACGCCGCAGCGCGCATCGCCGAGCGCAGCATCGCAACTCGCCTGGAAGGTCCGCCCGACCGTCTGGCCCAGCACATGGGCCAGCGAGCGCACCTCCGCGACGAAGGCCAGCCGCCCGCGCCGGATTTGGCCGATGGCTCCGCGCCGCATCAGCACGCGCTGCGCGGTGTCGGCCCAGTTCACGCGCCAGACCTCGACCGCCGCGTTGTCCCAGCGGCCATCGAGGATGTCGGTCTCGGTGATGCGATCCGAAGTCAGCACGCCTTCAGCGTCCTGCGCATCGACCGACAGGTCCGAGCCCGAGCGAACCTCGGACGCCGTCAGCCCACTCTCTGGCTCGAAGTCGGTGCCGTCGAAGCTCAGAGTGCGGTCGTGATCGGTGAAGCCGAAGGTTACCCCATCGGCCCGGGCGATCCGCCACACCCAAGCGAGCGTCGTCGTGCCCTCGTCGAGATGGGCCTGCAGCGCGGGCGAGAGGGATTTCATCGGCAGGTTCCTGTCATGCGGTCGTCGAGATCGGCGATCCAGTCGGCCCAGTCCGACGGCACGGCGGCGACCGTCTCGGCGGGTGGTCGGGCGAGCCGCGCCTCGGCATAAGAGGCGCAGCCCGCATCACCAGTGCCCATCGTTGCGGCGCAGCCGGTCAGCAGGATCGCCGGTGCCGCGGCCATCGCGAACCGCCTCGCGCCCGCGCCAGACGCGCTCGCTCTTGTCTTCCATCGCATCGCGTTCCGCCTCCCGTTTGCCTGTGCGCCTCCCTTCCACCTGACCCCAGATTCGGCCGAGGACGACGCCCCCGACCGCGCCCAGAGCCGCGATCAGCCAGATCAGGAACTCAGCCATCGTCGTGATCCCCGCGCGCGGCGGCGACGCAGAGCGCAACAATGAAAACGCCGAGACCCCCGCCCACGACCAGGCCTGCGAGGAACTCAAGCATCGCCGCGGAACCCGCGCTCGATCCGGTCACGCAGGCCGATCAGGCCCAGCCCGAGGAACATCAGCCCAGCGGGCGAGGCATCGCCTGAACCTGCGAGCAACGCGACGAAGCGGGAGAGTTCCCCGAGCGGCCCGGTGGCGGGCAGCGCGAGCGAGGCGATGCCGGTGAGCATGGCGAGGCATCCCGCCCACCAAGTGAGCGAGGTCGGACGGATGTAGCGCATGGGATCAGGCCCTCCGGATCAGGGTGGAGAAGAACGCGCTCAGCCGGGCAAGCCAACCGACGGCAGGTTCAGGTGTGGCAGCAGGCACGGATGGTATCGACACCGGCACGCCTGCGGGGCGTAGCAGCGCCAAAGCTTCGTCCTCGGTCAGACGCCGGATCGGACGCGAGAAATCGACCCGGCCGTTGCGATCCACCGACCAGACCGGGATGGTACCGGCGGGATAGCGGCCAGTGGCGAAGAGATCGCGTTCGGCCTCACGGCGCGGGCGGATCGCGGCGGGCTTGAGCCAGCCCATGAAGGCTGCTGCGGCGGCAGCCCGGTCGCCCGCGTTCAGGTGCCGGGTCAGCGCCGCCTTGGCGATGCCGCCTGTATTGTAATGAAACGAGACCAGCGCATCGAATTCGTGCGGTTCGAGCGGCACCTTCACGGCGCGCAGGACCGCGGCTTCGTAGCGTGCGAGGTCGGCGCGAAAGGCCCGGAACGCCTCGCGGATCCCGGCATCGAGATCGGCAGGCATGCCGCGCGGCATCGTGGCGGGATCAGGTGTCCCGGCGGCGGCCGTGTGGCCGATGCCGAAGGTCCAGACCTGTTTCACATCCGTGTAGGGTCCGGGCACGATGCCTTCGTGCCGGACGAGGGCCAGAAGCCCCCGGTCAGTCATCTGCATGGAAGTTACCCCAGAAGCGAGAGGATCAGGATCAGCGCGGCGATGGCGATGCCGACGCCCAGGCGGTGGCGGAAGGCCTGGCCGGGATCGGCCGGGTCGCAGCGTAGGGAGCGCGCGAGGCGAATAAAGTCATGCATCGCCATCGCCTTTCCCGGCATGGCGCAGGCGGGCGAGCAGCACTTCGATGAAGGCGGGACCGAAGACGCCGACCAGATACGCGGCCGATCCGGCCGCGCCCCCGGCCGGGATTGCCTCGGGCGGCAGGCTGAGCCAGCGGGTGATGATCGCCATCGACAGACTCCCCATCCCGGCCGCGATCAAACCGCCGAGCAGGATGTGGCGCAGTGCGTCGCGCAGGCGCATCTTCGTGGTCAGCGCGTTGGTCGCGCCCCCGAGCGCGCCCCAGGCGGCAAGGATCACGGCGGTGGAGGCGAGCAGTTCCTTCAGCGCCGCCGCCAGAAATCCGGTTTCATCATTCATCGGCGGATCTCCAGAAGCGGGATGGAGGTGATGGAGCCCAGCCGCTCAAAGTCGAGCGTCACGTCGAGCGCGTCGGTGTCGAAGCGAACCGGGACATCGAATTCGAAGCCTGCGATGATCGCGACGCCAGTGCCCGGCGCGGCGGCGAAGGTGATGACGCCGGTTGTGGTATCGACGGACCAGCCGGAGGCTTGGGGCGCGCCATTCAAGGCGATGATGACCGAGCCCGCGACCGGCTTGGCGATCGTCCGCACCCATGTCTGGCTGCCCGAGGCGTAGCGCTTCACCAACTGGAAGGCGGTCGTCGCGCCGTCGCCGGTGCCGATCGCCTGATCCGTCGGCGCTGGCGTCTGGGACGGCAGGCAGGACTTGTGGTCGCCCCAGTCCTTGAAGCGAAACCCATGCAAACGACCGTTCCGCGCCTCGAAAAAGGCGACGACGGCGGCGAGATCGTCGGCGCGGCGGATGCCATAGGCGACATCGTAGCGGCGGCGCGAATTGGCCCAGCTGGCGTTGCGCTCCTCGTCGCCCGAGGCCAGCTCGACAATTTGGGTGCGTCGCTCGGGTCCGCCGCGCGCGCCTCGACTGATGTTGTCCGGGAACCGGACCTCATGGAACGCCATCAATTCTCTCCGTGGTTCGTGCTCTGGCCCCCGCAACCGGTTCCCACTTGCGGGGTCGCACTCACATTCCCCTCCGCCCGAGCGAGACGGCCCGGGCGATATCCGCCGCGACCTGCGTGCGCGATTGCCGGAAGCTCTCGGCGTCCCGCGCCATGATGGTGACGTTGATTCCGCCGCTTGTGCCGTAGCTCTGCACCTCGCGGCGCGAGAGGACCCGCTCGCCGCGCTGCAAGATCGCCGGGACTTCGTCGTGCCGAAGACCGACAGAGCCGCCCGAATGCATCCGGGGTGCGGCAGCGAAGGCCATCGCGGGCACCATGCGCGAGGGGCCGGACGATCCGACCATGCCGCCCGCGTGCAGGATGTTGGCGAAAATCCCGCCCGCGCTGCCAAGTGCGCCCGAAAGCGCGTTGGCGATGGGGCCGAGGATGAACCGCCGCGCCGCCAGTTTCGCGAGGTCCGCGATAAGCGAGGTCACAAGATCGCGGAAGTTAAGCTTGCCGGTCTTCACAAACTCCCCGACCGCGTCCTCGGCCGACTGGAACGCGCTGACGAGGCTCTGGCCGATATCTCCACCGATCTCTCGGGCCCGGCTGGCATAGTCCGAGAGCGCGGCCGTCACGGCCTGCCAGCCGGTCAGCGCACGCTCCGCCCCTGCGCCCGCAGCGGTTCCGGCATCGCGGGCAGCACCTCCGGCGCCATTGGCGGCGGCGGCGGTGTCGTCGAGCCCGGCCGTGAATGCATCGGCGGAGGTCGCGGCATCCGCCAGCGCGGTTTCGGCCTCCGTGCCGGACCCGATCACGGCATCCTTCAGCGCCTGCCAGGCGGCAAGCGGCTGGGTCGCGGCATCGGTCAGCATGCCCGCAGCCTCGCGATAGGCATCGGCCCGGGCGCGCGCGTCCTCCGCCATGGTGCCGAGACCGAGATCGGGTGGCGCAATGTAGGTCCGGGCGAGCGCGGCGGAAAACGCATCGGCCGCCGCGGTGCCAGCCGCCGTCGCTGCGCCCTCGAACGGGTTGTCGATCCGGCTCAGGTCCACCGCGTCGAGCGTGCCGATCCGCACGCCACCTTCACCGGTCGCCCATTCGGGCAGCAGGGCCAGCGCGGCGTTCAGCGTCTCGATGAAGCTGTTGATGCGGGTGACGACGCCGTTCAGCATCGCTTCGACCCCGCCAATCAACCCGTTGGCGGCCTGGTAGGCGAAATCGCCAATGGCGCCCGGCAGGCTGCCCCAGATCGCCACCGCGCCGTCATAGGCCCCCTGGAAGATCGCGACGGTGCGGTCACCGAACCCCACGACGCCCGCGACAGTCCCGTCGAGCGCCGAGAGTGCTGCGGCCTTCAACCCGTCCCATCCGGCCGCCATTCGGGCCAGTGCGGCGTCGAGCGCGAGCCCGATGCGCGACCAGACCTCGGATGCCAGATCGGAGAGCAGCCGGAACGCTTCGCCGACCCCGCCCACGCGTGCGACGAGTTGGGAAAACTGATAGATCAACTCGCCGACACCGACGATCAGAGCGCCGATGCCGGTGCGGATCAGCGCTCCGCGCAGCACGACAAGCGCGGTGGCGAACCCACGGACCGACAGCGCGGCAGCGGCCAGCCCGGCGACCCAGCGGCCCGCAAGGAAGGTGGCGAAGGTCGCTGCATAGGTCGTCAGGCGGCCGATGTTGTCGAAGAGACCGCGGATCGCGATGCCGAGCGGACCGGTCCGGCTGGCGACCGCCGCCATCGCATTGGCAACCGCCTCGAGCGCCGGGGCGGCGGCGACGGCAAGCTGGTTCGAGAGCCCGCGCCAGATCAGACCGAGCCGCGAGATCGCGTCGTTCGTGCGCTCGATCTGGTCGGCGTCCTGTTCGGAGACGACGACGCCGAAGGCGAGCACGTCCTCCGTGGCTTGGCGCAGCGTCGCCGTGTCGATCCGCGACATGGCGATGGAGCCTTCCTCGCCGAAAAGCTGTCCCGCCACGGCCGCGCGTTCTGCAGCGGGCACGAAGTTCTCGATGGCAGCGTTGATCGCGCCGACGCGCTGGTCCAGCGGCAGGGCGATAAGCTCATTGGCCGAGAGCCCCAGTCGATCGAGCGCGTCGGCAGCGGGACCGGTCCCGGCGGCCGCCTGGCTGAGACGGCGCGTCAGGTCCTTGGTGGCCTGTTCGATGCCGGACATGGACACGCCCGCCAACTCGCCCGCCCGCTCCAACGTCTGGATCGAGGCCACCGTGGTGCCGAGGGATTGCGCCAGCTTGGCCTGTGCATCGACCGTCTGGAGGCTGGAGCGGATCATCGCAACGCCAGCAGCTGCTGCAGCGGCCACGGCGGCTGCGGCGGCCACACGGACCCGGCGCGAGAAGGCCGCGAGCCGCGCGTTCGCGGCCTCCATCTCGCGGCTGAGACGTCCGAAGCCACGCGACCCGGCTTCGCCGACGCCTTCCAGTTCGGCGCGCACCTGCCGACCACCGACCGCCGCAAGGCGGACGCTGACGCGTTTCTCAGCCATGGGAGTGATCCATCTGTTCGTTGAGTTTGGCGACCATCACCGCTTCGATGACGGGCAGCAGTTCGGCCGCGACGGCGGGCGGGACGCCGAGAGCGTCGCCAAGGGCCAGCGCTGCCGACATGTCCCAGCCGATCACCCCGCCGGGCAGGACGCGCAGTTGGCCACCGAGCCGGCCGACGAGGTCCCAGACCTGCCAACCCTCCGGCGTTTCCGGACGGTTCAGCCGCGCCGGGCAGTCTTCGCACGCCGTTTGGCAGGCGTCGCAATATCGGTCGCCCCCGCCGAAGGACCATTCGGCGAGAGCGCGGAGGCGTTTTTTTCCTGTTCCAGCAGCAACCCCTTGGAGACGTAGGTCAGCTGGAACGCCTCGAAGATCGGCCAGACATCGAGCAGCGCGTCAATGGCGTCAGGGCTGGGATCGATCGGCTTGCCGTCCGCATCGCCGATGCCCTCCCAGGCGAGCACCGCGCGGCGGGCCAGCGCCTTGGCGAAGGCGACGGCGCGTTCCTCGTCGGAAGCCTCGTCCAGCACCGCCTCAACGGCAGGATCGCTTCGGGTCGCGACGATCAGCGCGGTGGTCAGCGGGCGCAGCTGCACCCGCACGCCGGGCGCGAGGTCATGCCAGCGCGGGGCGTTGGTCAGGTCGAGCGTCAGCATTCTCAGTACACCTCGATGTCGTTGATCAGGGTTGCGGTGCACATCCGGCCGACGACGCTGTCGCGGGCGGCCTGCCAGTCGAAGGTCGCCTGCACGCCCTGCGGCCCAGAGATTTCAATCCGGGGGCGCGGCAGGTAGACGGCATGCACGGTGAAGGTGAAGCTCTCGCCCGAGGGCAGGACGTAGGCGAATTCGAGCTCGCACGGATCGCCGTTGATCGCCTGCGTCACCAGTGTGCTGTCGGCGAACCGGACCTCGATGGAGCCGGTCAGCGCCGCGATGGACGGATCTGCGCCGTCGATCCGGCCGTCCGAGCGGATCGTCTCGATCCGGTCGAGGTTGTTGGCATACGTGATGTCGGCCGAAACGACGTTGCCGAGGGCCGAGCCGTTCCGCATGATCGACCCGTTGAAATGCCCGAACCGCTTCAGCTCCAGCGCGGCGGGTGTCCCGGCGCTGGTCGTTGTGCCCACCGTCTCTCCCTGCGCCACCAGCCGCGCCGTGGCGGTCAGCAGGCCGGAGCGCTGCATCTGCCAGGTGATCTGGTCGAGCACGCAGCCGGAATACATGGCGTAGCGCGGCACCTCCGGCATGCCGGTCTCGATGGAGAGGCTCGGCAGGGTCCAGGCGCCGGACCGGAACTCGTGCGTCCAGGGGCCGGTGCCGGTGGTAGTCGGCGCCCCGAAGGCGGCCTTCAGCCAGAAGCCAAAGGCCTCCGCGTCAAGCGGCACGACTACGTCGCCGTCGGCCGTGACCGCGTCCTTGATCGGTGCCAGTGGGTCGCGGCCGTAGCCGAGAAGCTCGGAGTTCAAGAGCGGCTGCTCGGCGCCGAGCGTGGTGCTGGCGAAGGGCATCTTCGTGAAGCCGCCCACGGGCGGCGTGCCGTATACGGTCTCGAACGCAAGCGCCATCTGCGCCCGCGCCCCTTGGGCTCGTGCCATGTCTCAACTCCTGTTGTCGGTTGGATCAGCCGAGCGGGTCGGCCGTGGTGTAGTGCAGGACCACCGGTATCACGGCTGCCTTCAGGCTGGCCGCACCCTCGACCGGCAGATCGACCGGCCTCGGCGCTTCCGCCTCGACCCAGTCGCAGAGCCCGCCCAGGGTCCGGTCGGCGGCGAGCGCCGAGCCGATGCTGGCGGTCAGCGTGTCGAAGGCGGCGTCACGGGCGGAGCCCTGCACGACAGCCTCGATCTCGGCCCGGTGCTGGTAATGGTAGCGCAGAGGCGACAGAGTCACCGCAGGCTCCCCTGGCTCGCCGTCACGGAGGATCAGCAGGCCATTGGCCGGCACGCGCTCGGGCAGCACCTCACCGCGGAGCGCGATGGTCGGCAGCGCCAAAAGCCGCGCGTGCAGCGCGGCGAGGATGGTTTCGCGGGGTGTGGGCAAATCGAACTCGCTCCCGATTGCATCTTGGGCTTGCTGTTGCGCGGGGTTGTCACGAAAGTGGCTGAACCAAGAAGCGTCGGGGTCCGAATGGCCAACAATTTACAGATAGGTGAGCGGGTATTCGTGCCTGTTTCCAAACTCAAAGCGAATATCCAGTCGGCCTCGTCTTTTGTAGAGAAGGAAGTTCTGGCAATCGAGGCGAGGAGCGTCAGGATCGACGTTGGCGGCGGTGAAACCGAATTGATCGCAAGCAGCCTTTGCCATCGAAATATCGGAATCCTTCTGCTAAACATCGGTGATCTCGAGACAGAAACGACGCTCCTTGATCCGTTGAGTAAATCCATTCTGCAATTCTGCAGATTACTGGTTTCGGACGACTTTATTCACACTTTCAAAGTCCGCTCCCTGAGTGAGATAGAGGTTCTGTGGGGCCGTGCACACGCAGCTTACTCGCACGTCATCCTGGTCGGTCACGGCAGCGAGGCGAGCATCAAATTCGCGAACGGTGGCTGGATAGAAACCGACAATTTCATGAACGCCTTTGATGTTGCCGGTATATCCGCAAAGACGTTCATAAGCCTATGCTGTGAAACGGGCTACAAGGCGTTTGGGGGCGCCGCGTCAGCGCACGCATCGTGTGAAAGGTTCATCGGTCCGTTTCATAGTGTTCACGGAGCTATTGCTTCGCAGTTCGTACAGACCTTTCTTGCGTACCACCTCTTGGAGGGTGAAACCTCGAAAGTTGCATTCAAACATGCCCGTTCTAGCGTACCAGGCAGCACGAGTTTCCGACTTTGGAAAGACAAGAAATTGGTGGCAGGCCCGAAGTCATAGACGCCCCTCCACCCAGTTCGCCACGATCAGCCCTGGCACGCTGTCCAACGCCCGGTCTGCATCCCGTGCCAAGTCCAGCCGCTTTGGCAGTTTCACCTGCGGCACCAGAAGGAAGATCGGTGCGGTGACCTTGCCGCGCCCAGTTTTGGATCGCGAAACAACTGCTTGGCCCTTGGTGTTCAGCCGCCCCTCCGCCACCAGCAGGCTGGGGCCGGTGCGGCGGTAGACGAACTGTAGCCGCAGACCACGCCGCCGCTCCCATTCGCCAGGAGTGATCCTACCGCCGCGCAGAGACTTGCCTGCGGCGGGCAGCGGGATGGCGAGCCAGAACTCGTTCTTCGAGCGGATCAGCGGCCCGGTGTCATGCGCACCGACGATGATCGGGGCCTGGGACCAGACCAGCGCGGCGGCGTCCAGGCTCTCGCCCGACTTTGGAAACGTCTGGCTGCGGATCGTGTTGGCGAGGCGTGTGCCAAGCCCTGCGCCGGTGACCTGCAAGCGCCACGCGGCCTTCAGCCCGGTCCCGGCCTCGCGCATGGCGGCCGTCACCGCCCGTTCGCCCGCCGCGACCTCCGCCGCCATCATCGCGACGATGTCGGGATGGATGTCGAGCTTCAGTTTCATGCGGGCCTCAGATCGACAGTCCAGACCAGCCGCTCACGGTCGCGGACGGGCTCTCCCTGAATGAGGAAGGCGTCGCCATCAATCTCGATCCGGTCGCTGGGGCGCGGTTCCGGTACCTCGGCGACCTGCAGATCAACCCGCGTGGTCTCGGACCAGATCCTTGCATCGCCGAAATCCATGACTGCATCCGCCCGCCGGGCGACGACGCGCACGAGGACGGGCGCGCCGCCGTCGGCGATGTAGACCGCGTCCCGGCCGATGTTCGGATCGGCGAAGAGCGCGCTGACGGCGGCGGCGAAAGCGCTCATCAGAACGCCCCGTTGAGCCGCACCCTGCCGATGGTGTCTCCGGCCCCGCCCGCGACTGCCTCGACGGCCACGCCGATCAGCGTGTTCGAGGTCGCCACGTTGGTGGTGCGCTTGTTGGGGTCGTCCCAGTAGATCCGGGCGCCCGCGGTCCAGGCCTGCGAGCCGATCTTGGTGATGTCGAAGACGCCGGTGAGCGCGGTCTCGACGCTCTCGCCGAGGGCGGCCGTGCTTGCGGCAACGCCGAAGATCGAGCCGACGAGCAGGCCATCGCCGGAGGCGACGGCATAGGGGGCGATCAGGGTGACGGTGTTGCCGGGCTGGACGAAGTTTTTCATGATGAGGATCCTTTCGCAAAAAGAAGGGGCGGCCAAATGGCCGCCCCGAAGGAGTTCGTAGTTGTTAGCGATCAGGTATCGGCCATGCGCCGAACCAAGTCTTGTAGGATGTTCAGGAAGTCAGGGTCGTAGGCTTCATCGACATGGTTGTTGTTCCAGAGTCCCGACCGTCGCACCCGTTCGCGCCCGCTATATCGGCCCAGCCAGTGCGGGCTGGGCGGGTCAGGCGCTGGCTCGCGAAAACCGCTCAGGAGAGCAATACTGTTTCGTTCAATGACGCCGCGCGCGCTGTCGCGGCCAGCTTCATCTGGGACGTCCAGATGAAGAAGCGTCATGTCGCCAAGGTACTGGCTCACTCTGACCTCATGGGTTCGTTCGAGGTCGCGTATGTCACGCTCGGCCGTAGAACCCTTGCCCCAACTCGCGACCGGCAGCGACTGCTCCGAATTGATGATGGCTTCGCCGACCAACAATCTGAAAATCGAACCGCGGTGATTTCCGCCGGGCGGGTTGGTCGTACCGCGATGCTGACTGAGACGGTTCCAGAGCGTCGTCCGCGATTTGGGTGCCAATGCGTGTGTTCCGACGCGCACAACCCGTTGCAGCCTCGGGTCTCCACTTCGGTACTCGCCGGGCTCAAAGAAGAAGTAGACGCCGCGCTTCGGCCACTTCATTCGCCCATGGCAATCACCTAGCCGACGCAGACCTCCAGTCTTGAACTCAAGCTGGCGCATCAGGTCGTAGAAGACCTCGATGTCAGATTGTCTTTGCATGCTCGAGCCAGTTGAGTTGACGGCCGCTTGTCAGGCCCTCCATCGGAATGACGACCGAGGCGAAGCGACTGCGTAGATAAGGCATCAGATACGTGCGGTAGTCCATTCCCGCCAATACAATGACCTCATCCGCGGCGGGCAGCTTTGTCTCCATCTGGGAAGCCACCCTTGCAGCCCAAGCGCGCTTTTCCGCTACGCCCATGGTTTTCAAAGTCCGCTCGTAAGGTTCGATTTCGTCATCGGGATCAAGAAGCCCGTGTTCGGCCGAAAGAATGAACCACTCCGTACCGCTCCTCTCAACGAGTGCCCGAGCCTTCTTGAACCAGTCTGAAGTGTACAAGTCCTTCGCCGGCAAGGTTTGATTGGATTTGGTCTTTACGCACGAAACGAGCGCTACACGTTTACTGGTTTTCATTTCATCCAATTCGCTTCCTATCCCCCGACAATCATTCGGACGAGTGTTAGGAGAACGGCAACGGCCCCTACAACGCCGAGCATGAAGAAGAAAAATGCGGTCAGCATTTTTTCCATGCAGGCATACTGGCCACAAGGTGCGTTGCCTGCATAGTCACTTTCTGACCGCTGCCCTTCGCTTTACGCGCCCTGGTTCTTGTAAAGACCGCGCCAGTCGATGGCCTTGGCGCCGAAGTCGAGGCGGCACTTGATCTCGACGCCGTCGACGTCAAAGCCGTTGCGCGTCTCGATGTAGGCGCCCTGCTGGCCCTCGAGATAGGCGTACTCGATGGTGTCGATCTGGTTCGGGCTGGCCGCCAGATACCAGGCGGTCTCGCTGTTGGCGTCGAGCCGGGGCTCGCTGATCGGCGCGAGCGTCCGGATCGACTGCGGGACCACGCTGGACGTCGCGGCGGGCACGAGGTTCTGCGCGACCAGCTGTTCGGCCTTCAGTTCCAGCGAGGCGGGCACGATCAGGAAGGCCGGGCGGACGTTCAGCACCGTCTTCTTGTCCAGACCGGTCTGCTTGGCCATGGCGGCGCGGGCTGCGCCCACCGCATCAACGGCCAGCGCCGCACCGGTGCTCGCGAGGTTCTTGTGGTTGGCGTGGAACAGTGCCGTGCCGTCGGCCATCGCCGGGTTGGCGGTGATGATGCCCCAGACCACGTCCGACTCGAGCTGGGCGATCGAGTTGCCGTACATCGCCGGGATCCGGGTGAAGGCGTCGAGATCGTCGTTGATCAGCGTCTGGCGGGTGATGGCGACCACCCGGCCGTAGGTCTTGACCTTGTAGCTCTCCTTGCTCTCGCCGAGCGTCCCGCGCTTGAACTCGCCGCTCTCGCCCACCTCCAGCAGCTGCGGCGCTTCGCCGAGCTGCACCCGGTGCATCGCCTTGAAGTCGGTGGCGAGCACCTGGCGGCAGAACAGCATGAAGGTGCGGGGATAGGCCTCGTAGGCCTGCCGCAGGGTCTTGTTGGTGACCGCCGACAGGATCTCCGGGAAGTCCGAGGTCGAGTGCAGCGCCCGCGTCGCCACCTCGTCGCGCGACAGGCCGCGCGTGTTGACCCCGGCATTGCCGAGGCTCTCGCGGGCAAGTTCCAGCAGGGTCATGCCGCGATACTGGCGCGCGGCATCCTCCAGCTGGAACAGCGTCGGGCTGTAGCGGTGCAGCAGCGCGTTCGCGACCGCGTCGCGGCGGGTGATGCGCTCGTCCCGGCCGCCGAGCGGCACGGAGACATGAGGGAAGGTCCGGGTCTCGTCCGACTTCGCGGCGACCTGATCGAGGATCAGGCGGCGGGACTCGTCCACGCTGACGCCGCGCTTGACCAGATCCTCGGCGAAGCTGCGCTCGAGGTTCAGCCGCCCGGCCAGATCGTAGATGGTCGAGACGCGGTCGCGCTCGGCCTCGCGGGCGCGGGTCGCGATGGCTTCGGTATCGGTGGCCTCGGGCTTGGGAGCCTTGGGCTGGCTGCGCGTCTCAGCCGCGCGCGTCTGCGCCTCGGCCGCGCCGGTCTTGTCGTCGGGCATGGTGATCTCCTCGGTCGCTGCCGTATCGGTTGTGTCGTCGGCCGGGGCGGCCGGGGTCGTCTTGTCGGTCATCGGGGATGCTCCTTCGCTGGTTTCAGCGTCCCGGCGATGGAGGACGCAGTCGTGATGTTCGCCCTTGGTGCGGAAGCCCGCGGCGGGATCGGCGCCGACCGGCACGGCCGAGATCTCGAACGGGGTCCAGTCGACCGCCCGCCACAGCTCGCGCCCGCCATCGGGCTTGGAGATGTCGAAGCGGTGGACCTGATAGCCGATGGAAACGGCCCGGATGTGCCCGGCCTGAATGTCGCGCCAGATCGGCTCGACGTCGGCGCGCTCGCTGATCCGCACTTGCGCGATGCCGCGGCCGTTCTCGATTCGCGCCGAACCCGGCACGACCGAGCCGATGACGGCGTCGAGCGTGTCGATTTCGTGGACCTTCAGGAACGGCGCGCCTGCGTTCAGCCGTTCGAGCCGGACATGAGCGGGATCGAGGCTCAGTTCCTCGTCGTAGGGCTCGCCGAAGAAGGTCGCGCGGCGGACGCGGGCCCCAGCCGACCAGACCACCTCGACGGTGCGGGTGTCGGCGTCGGCCGTGTTCGGCGCAAGTTCCGCCGACCGGCGCATGGCCGGCAGTTCGATCATCGTGTCCATGAAGGTCAGTCCTGTTGGTCGGCCTGCGCCGGGTCGGTTTCCGCGTCGGCGGAGGAGTCGTCGGTGTCCGGTTCGCCGGCGGCCGGATCGTTCGCCGGATCGCTGGCCCCGTCTTTGGATTGTGCGCTGCCGGTCTTGGTGACGCGGCGCGGGTCGCTGTCGAGCACCAGCCCCAGCGCGTCGAGCTTGGCGTTGGTGGCGGCGATCTCGGCCAGCACGGCGTCGGGGTTGCGGCCCTGCCGCGCGATCACCTCGGCCAGCGTCATGGTGCCCGAGCGGATCGACAGCAGGTTGGCCATCGCGTCCTTCTGCGGATCGACCGCCTCGAACTTCGGCGGCGACCATTCGACCGGCACGATGGGCGACGGGATCTGCCCCGCGGCCCACGCGGCTTCCGTGAACCAGCGCCACACCGGTGCGCAGAACATCGGGATGAAGAGCTGCCACTGCACGGCGTCGATCTGGCGGCGGAACTCCACGAGACCGGCCCGGATCGAGGAATAGTTGACTTGGCTGAGATCGCCGGTGAGCAACTCGTAGGGCACGCGGAACCCGGCCGAGATCGTGTGCAGGCTGGCGCGCTTGTATTCGCCGTAGCCACCGGTGGTGGAGGGCTGGTTGAACCGGATGTCCTTGCCACCACGCGCATAGGCGATCAGCCCCGGCTCGAACTGCTCGACGCGGTTGCCGTCGGCGTCGACCACGGATGGCGCGATACCCTGCTGGGCCTCGTCGTCGCCGAAGACGATGGCGGTGACGCAGGCCTCAGTCTTCTTGCGGACAAGTTCGGCCACCTCGTAATCGTCGAGATCGCGCAAGGACCGGATCACCGGCGCGCCCCAGGGAACGCCGCGCGCCTGTGTGCGCTGCTTCTCGTAGACATGGGCGATCTCGGTCGCTAGGACCGGGCGCGATCCGAGCCCACCGTTCAGCGCACCCCACGCGTCGCCCGGGTGCTCGGCATGCAGCCAGTAGGCCCGGCGTTTGCCGACCGGATCGAACTCGATCCCCTGCACCAGCCGCCCCGCGCCGAGCGCGCCGGATTTCGTGGCATCAAGGAAGTCGGCCTCCAGCACCTGCAGCTGCAACGGCACCGGCAGCCCGTCCGAGGATCGCCGCAGACGGCGGCGCACCAGGACCTCGCCCGCCTCGACCATTTCCCGGCAGATCAGCGTCTGCAGGCCGTAGAAGTCGAGCTGGCCGTCGGCGTCGCAGTCTGCCGTCCAGCGTTCGAACAGGGCATCGACCTTCCGGTCGAGCGTGTCGTTACCACTCGCGGCGCGCGGCATGATCCCCGCGCCGACGATGTTGTTGACCAGCACCGCGACGGCCTTGGCCGCATGCGGGTTGTTGCGCACGAGATCGCGCATCCGGTCGCGCAAGAGCGCCCCGCCCACGCCGATCTCGGTGTCGGCCGAGGATCCCGGCGCGCGCCAGCCCTCGGTGCGACGCCCGCGCGCGGCGCCATCATATCCGCGCGTCAGGGTCTCGAAGGCCTGACGGGCCAGCACGCGTCGGGCGGCGGCCCTCGGGGCGACGGAGGCAATGGCCCTGTCGAACCAGTTGGCCGACATCACCAGTCCCCGCGCGAGAAGCCCGCGAGCCCTGCCACCGGCAACGGCCGGGTAGTGCCCGCGATGGTGCGCTCGATGGTGCGGATGCGGGCGAGCAGGTCCTCGGCCGAGCCATAGTCCACAGATTTGCCGTCATAGCTGACCCGGGTCGTGCCGCTGGCATAGGCCCGGCGCAGCGCCGAGAGCTCGGTTTCCGTCCAATCGGTCATCAGAACCATCCTCCGCGCCGCCCGAGCCAGTCGGAGCGGCGCTTGCCCTGCGGGGCCTGTCCCGGCCGGTTGATCTGTCCCGCGGGATCGGTGTCGGTGGGGGCGGCCCCGAGCTGATCCTCAAGGTCGCGCCATTTCTCGTCGGGCCAGCGGTCCGCGCCCGCGATCCAGGCGGCGGCGCGGGCATAGACCCGGCAATCCAGCGCCTCGTTGCGCTCGCGCAGCTTCTGCCATTCCAGCCGGGCGAAGCCACGCTTCGTGCGCACCGTCACCAGCTGCTCGGCCACGAACTGCTTCAGCCATTCGTTCTCGACCCAGTGCGGCAGGTGCACTGAGCCGGGCGGGAACGCCGCCCCGTCGGCCTTCTCCTCCTCGGTCGGGCGCGCCAGCCGCAGGAAGCGGTAGGTTTCGGCCTTGAAGGTCGAGACCGCCACCGTCCAGAGCCGGGCCCCGCGCCGCAGGCGTTTGCCGCCCTCGGTCGCGTCGACAAAGGTCGGCCCCGACACCGGGCTCGAGCGGTTGAACCCCTCGACGCCCTTGACCGGCGACACCTGCGCGAAGCCTTGCGCCCGCGACCAGGAATAGACCGCCGGGGCCTCGTAGCCGGTGTCGATGGCGAGCCGCGCGATCCTGAGATGCGCGCGGCGTTCATGCGGCCAGGACCTGTCCAGCAGCGCGGTCAGCTCCGACCAGGCGTCGTGCCGGTCGGGCCCGCCCTCGATGACGACGTGATCGACGAGCCAGCTTTCCAAGCCGCGACCCCAGGCCCAGACATCGACCTCGATCCGGTCCTTCTGCACGTCGGCTCCGGCTGTCAGGAACAACCCGCCTGCTGGCACCGTGCCGGATGTCCAGCGCTCGCGGCGGTCGTAGAGCCGCTGCCAGTCCGGAGCCTCGCCGGTCTCGACCCAGGTCTCGCCGAGGATCGTGTTGCGGAACGCCTTGATCGCCTCGTCCGACCCTTGGGCTGCTTCCCATGACCGCACGATCCGCTCCCAGCTCAGCCAGCCGATCGGCGAATAGAGCGCCGAAAGGTG